AGAACCACAAGACGAAGTTCAAGAAACTAACAACGGGCGTGTGTTCTACAGTTCAACAGACCAAGATGGTAACTTTAGAGTTGGTGACTTGTTTGCGGTTGAACAGGCAACTGGTATTGTTACATTGAGTGCAGATGAATTTGGACTTGATGGACTTTCAGAACTATCAATTGGCGGTGTTGCACTTGGCGGCTCACCGGTTGTTATTACAGCGTTCTCAACAGATGGTACGTTTGTTGCTAACTCAAATAACTTAGTACCAACACAAAAAGCAATTAGAACATACTTAACAAGTAGACTAAGTCAAGGTGGTTCAGATACATTTACTGGATTACTACAAGCAGGTACTGTTAAGGTAGGCGGCCCTGACATCATTGATTCTTCAGTAGAAGAAGGATCTCAAGGCTGGCAGATTAAAATAGGAACCAAGATGAATCAGAGTGGTGCATTTGGTAATAGCGGTTGGGGCGGAGACGGACTTGCAATGTCATATTTCTTTAAGACATTATTCGATCCAACACGCTCAGGACAACAATAAGATAAATACATGAACACGGAGTTAATTAAATGGCAGAATTTAAATTAGGTAGAATACGCTTTGTTTGGCAAGGTGATTGGACCGCAGATACAGTATATGTTGCAGATGACGTTGTAAGTTTCGGAGGAAAGTCTTACATATGTATTAGGAACCATACAGCATCAGCAGAGTTCAATACAGACTTTACAAATGCAATACCAAAATGGAATATTGTATCTGATGGTACTAGCTGGAAAGCAGATTGGGATCCTGAAGTAGAATATGCCCCTGGTGACGTTGTCAAGTACGGTGCGAATGTTTATATTTGTGAAACAGGACACGTTTCAGCAACATTTGCTACGCCAGACTTTTTAGGTCTTGAAGAAGACTTAGACAAGTGGACACCTTTTGCTACATCGTTTGATTGGAAGAGTTCATGGACTGCTGCTACTAGATATAAACTTAACGATTTAGTACGCTACGGTGGTTATGTTTATGTATGTAACGAAGCACACGTATCTGCTGTAACTGCTGATTTAGGTTTAGAAGATGATGCATCAAAATGGACATTGTTCAGTGATGGTCTTGTGTACACAGGTACATGGGTAACAGATACAAGATATCGTGTTAATGATTTAGTTAAATATGGTGGCAATATTTGGATTGCTACAGCTCCGCATACTTCAGATGACTTTGAATTAGATGAAGCTAACTGGGAAACATTTATTGAAGGTTTCCAGTTTGAAGATTCATGGAACTCAAATTCAAATTATCAAATTGGCGACACTGTAACATACGGTGGTTATGTTTATGTTGCTAGAGAAAACAATACAAATAGTCAACCAACAACTAACCCAGCTGACTGGGATGTGTTTACTACAGGCTTTAAGTTTCAAGGTGACTGGTCGACGCTAACTAGCTATAAAGTTGGTGACGTTGTACGCTTAGGCGGATCAACTTATGTTGCACTAGCAGACAATCTTGGTTCAGCTGATGTTTCATCAGACTCTGACTGGAGCAGACTAAACAGTGGCATTAACTGGACTACTAGTACAGAAACATTCTTGCAAGTTCAAGCTACTAATGTTTCAAGCACTGGCTCGGGTGCAAGATTTGACGTTATTAAATCTAACACAATTTACACAGTAACAATCTCAACAGGTTTTGCTGGAACAGGTTATCAAGTAGGTGATGTAGTATTAATTGCTGGTTCGAGCGTAGGCGGAACAACTCCTGCTAACGATATTACTGTAACAGTTACAGGCGAGTCAGGTAATGCAATTACTACAGTATCATCAGTTGGTAATTCATCTTCATGGAAATCATCAAACGTATACGAAGTAGGCGATGTTGTATTTTATGGCGCAAATAGTTATATTGCTGTAACAAAGCATACAGCAGCAACAGGAAATCGTCCAGACAATGATTTAACAGCAACTTATTGGAACCTATTAACATTGGGTTCAGAAGCATTAGCATTAACTACAGAAGGCGATTTAGTTTACTACGGTGATACTGGTCCTACAAGATTGCCAATCGGAATTGACGGTCAGATTTTACGTGTTACTGACGGTGCACCGGCTTGGGCAAACTATGGTCTAATTGACAACGTTGTTTATGTTGGTCCATTAGGTGCTAATGAACCTGCGCCAGCATCAGGCTTAACAGTTGACAAGCCTTGGGCAAGTGTACGTTATGCAATGGAACAAGTGCGTGACGGATATCTAAATCCACAAGCAAAACACATTCTTAAGAATAACAAAGAATTCTTGATGAAAGAAGTAACTAACTGGATTAGTTACACTTATAGAGTTAACGTTACTGCGGCAACAGCAGGAACTCAAGTATTTACTACTGCTGATACATCTAGACTATCACCTGGTATGCCAATTGTATTTGATGGTACATTAGGTGGTGTAACAGCTGGAACTATTTACTACGTTGAATCAGCAACATCTAGTACTACTTTTAGAATTAGTGTTATACAAAATAGCGGCATTCCGTTAACACTAACAACAGAATCAGGTAATATGGAAGGTAATCTTGCATATGATACAGCTAAGTGTGAAAGAGATACTGGTTATATTGTAGATGCACTAGTTTATGACATATCAAGAGGCGGAACATTAAAAACAGTAACCGCAGCTAAGTCGTACTACACTAGAGCAGGCAACGAATATATTAATGGTGCATTTGGATCACAAGCAGAACAAACTGTTGCAGCATACACATACTTAAAGAGTATAGTTAATGATGTATTAAATAACGAGCAGCCTTTAAATTATCAATCATTAAATGGTATTGGATTTGAAGATAGAGCATCTCAAATTATTGATCTATCATTGACTGCTGAAGATGTTGCATTAACAAAAGCAAATGATATGCTGGATATCATTACAGTTGGTATTCAATCAGGTTCAGCAACAGCAGTGCCTACTCCAACAAATCCAAACACTACTGTATTCTTAAAAACAGGAACATACAACGAAGTACTTCCGATTATTATTCCTGAATACACCGCGGTAGTAGGTGATGAATTGCGTACTTCTGTTGTGCAACCAGCGCCTGCAATTCCTTTACTAGCTAATGACAAAAATAAAACAACTAGTGCATTAAACAGAATTAAAGATGTTATTCCTGAGTTAATGCAGAATATTGAAATTAGTAAAACAGCAGGAAACACAGCAAATCAACAGTTTATTAATGGATACGGCGGAACAACTACTGCAACTGATAGACTAAACACTGGTACTAAGTTAATTGCAGATATTCTTGTAGAAGGATTGGATTTTGCAGAAGCACATGGTACTAACCCAGGACCAACACCTACAGGTGGCGTTGCAAATGCTAACGCATTTACAGCCGGTCATGCAAATGCTGTTACACAACTTACTGCAAACAAGACATTTATTCAAGCAGAAATTACTGCATGGATTGCAGATCAAGTATTAAATGAAACTGCTCCGTTTACAGCAGGATTTACATACGATGCCGTTACATGCGAGCGTGACGTAGGTTACATTGTTGACTCGTTAATATACGATTTAACATACGGTGGTAATTTAGAAACTACTGTAACTGCAAGATCGTATTTTGTTGACGGATCACCAGTTTACGGTGCAGGCGAAAAAGACGAAGTTCTTGCAGCGTATGCACATCTAAAATCAATTGTAGGTGATGTAATTGCAGAAACAGAAATAACTCCAAGTCCATTAAACAATGAACTTCAGAATACTGATGGTACAGCAGGAAGTGCAGAAGCAATAGCCGCAGCAGAAGCTCTAGTACAGGAAGTGTATGATACTATCGATACTGATGGAACATTGGCAACACCGGCTCTTCCGGATACTACATGGGTTGCTTCAACATTGTTAACTGTTAATTCTAGTATTGTAGCAGCAACGACTAGTATACAAGAATCAGTTATTGACTATGTTAACAGTAACTTTGGTTCGTTTAGATACGACAGTGCAAAATGTCGTAGAGATTCAACTATATTAAAAACTGGTGCAGCATATGACATTGCACTTGGTACTAACTTTAATGCAGTTAGAGATGGTTTAGCATATAGAAGAAGCATGGGCAAAGAAGTTCTTGCAAGCCAGTTAACTGAAACTATTGGCGCAATAACTGAAGAACGTGATCTAGTTGCAGCATTACTATCTGACTCAACAGCTATTAGTAGAAATACAGCTTACTGGACTGAAGTAATTGATATTATTACAAACGGTGAAGGCAATGCAGATGCATTGGTGTTTACTGATCCAGGCGGAGTAACAAATAAAACAATAGCACGTACTGAATTACAAACAAATAGAGCTGACATTATTACAGATGTAACAGATTGGATTAACACAAACTATCCAGACTTTGCTTACGATCAAGCAGTATGCGAAAGAGATGCCGGTTATATTGTGGATGCGTTGAGCTATGATGTACAATATGGCGGTAACAGTGCAATACTCGAAGCTACTAAGGCATACTTTAATGGCTGGGCAAGTAACTTGCCTGTAGCACAGAGAGCAATTGAAGTAGCAGCAATGACACAATTAAAAACTATTGTTACTTCATACATGTCAGGTGCAACTGAAGAAGCAGAAGTAGGAACATTATTAGACATATTAATTACTGCAATTGATGCAGGAAGTCTAAGCAGTATTCCTGCTACAGTTTATCCAGATTATTCATGGGCAACTGCTGCAATAGAATCAGATGCAGATGACGTAACAGCAGATACAACTGTTGTCCCAGCAGTATTACAATTTATTACAGATAATTACAGTGAATTTGTATACAATCATGCTAAGTGTTCTAGAGACGTAGGATATATGGTCGATGCCTTACGCTATGATATTATGTTTGGAAGTGATTTCCGTTCACTAAAAGCAGGCATGTCATATCAAAGAGGATTAGCATCTACAAGTGTAGTGCTTGACAATCAACTAGTTGCTACACTAGGAACTGTTAATCAAGTAAGAACTGAAATTAAAGAAATTACTGCTGGTACTAATGCAGTAAAATCAAACGCAGAACTTATTAGAGATATAATGATAACTGGTGTTGCTCCGACAACATTCACCATTGCAGATCCAACATCTTATGATACTGGATTCTTTAATGCTCGTAGATTAATTGTTGCTAACAAGCAATTCTTAATTGACGAAGTTGAAGCATATATGACTGATAATTATAATGCACTATGGATTAGCCTAAGTGCAGGCGAACAGGCTGCATGTTTACGTGACATGGGTTACATCATTGATGCACTAAGATATGATTTAACATATCGCGGTAACTTAGAAACTATTGTTGCAGCACGTTCGTACTACAGCAATGGAGTGTTTGTTGAACCTAGTGGTCAAAAGACAGCAGCGTTGGCAGTACAAGCACGTTTAGCTGATATTATTGATAATATTGCAACAGGTAATACAGCTGGCTGGACTAAATCATCAAGCAACGTAAGTATACAAGATGTTTCAGGCACAGCAGGTAGCGCAGGTGCAGCAGCGTTTGCTCAAGATCGTATTAATGAAATTTATAATACTATTGATACAGGCGATACTCCTGCACTAATTAGTCCAAACATTGCTTGGACTGATTCAGCATTACAAGACTTTAAAGCAGTAGTTGATAGCAGAAGATCAATTATACAGGCAGCAGTAATTGATTATATCAATTTTGTATTCCCTGATTTAGTATATAACACAGAGTTATGCTCACGTGATGTAGGATACATTATTGATGCAATTGCATATGATGTAATCTTTGGCAGTGATTTTAGAAGTGCTAAAGCTGGTATGTCATATCTTAGAGGTATAACATCAACTGGCGTAGTATTAGCTGATCAATTAGAACCTACAATAAACACTATTAACTTTATTGAAGAAGCATTAACACAAATTACAACTGGTGTACAAAGTACCACTGGTACAGTTAATGCAGCAATGATGGCAGCAGCTCGTGCAGATGATATGAAAAATATTGTCCAAAACGGAATTGAAGCACTTCCTGGAATAGCATTACCTACTCCTAAGAATGTTGTTGACGATCCTGCATACGCTACAGCATCAAATACAACTGGTGTATTTGCCGGCTATGTTGATGCAGCAAATCAACTTGCAGCGAACCATGCGTTTATACAATTAGAAGTACGCAAGTGGTTAGAAGATGCAACAAATGGTTTTGATACTTTCTGGGCAACAATACCAGCAGCTGGCCAAGATAGATGTATTCGTGACGTAGGCTATATCATTGACGCTATTCGTTACGATTTAACTTATGGTGGTAACACACAGTCATTAATTGCAGGTAGTGCATACTATTCAAACTTTGAATTAACTATTGGTCAAGATGAATTGCCAGCAACACTTGCAGCATATGCAAGAATGAAAACAGTAATTGGCGAAGTAATTGCTGAAACTGATGTTACTAAGAGTCCTGGAAACACATTAACACAAGATAAAACAGGAACAGCAGGCAGCGCAGGATCACTTGAGTTTGCAGATAATCGTGTAGATGATGTCCTAGATTGGATTAACAATGGCTTGGCAAATGCTGCAATTGAAATTGCAACTGATTGGGCAGATAAAGAATATGAAGATGCTTACACTGCACTTGTTTCTAAGAGAAGTGAAATTGTAGAAGATGTTGTTTATTGGGTAGAAAAATTCAATCAAGATCTTGCGTACAATGTAACTACATGTCGCAGAGATGCAGGATACATGGTTGATGCTATTGCACGTGATGTAGTAACAGGTTCTAACTTTGCTTCGATTAAAGCAGGCATGAGTTATCATAGAGCACTAGAGTCAACGTTTGAAGTAATTAATAATGAATTAAAAGCAACTATTGGTTCGCTTAACTTCTTAAAACACAAAGTTAAACACGTTGTTACTAAAACAGCATCAGCACACGCAGAATTAATTATTGATGATATTACTGCTACAATCAATGGCGGTGCTAGACCGTCAACTAAGTGGAGAATTAATTCATCGAGCGATGCAAATGATGTAGCTGCTGCTGCAATTATTTGGGAAAACAAAGAGTTTATCCAAGCTGAAGTACTTGAATGGATTGCAATAGAATATCCTGGAACTGAATTTGATTCAGTAAAATGTAAGCGCGATATTAGTATGCTAGTTGACGCAGTTCGTTACGATTTAACATACGGCGGAAATGCAGCAACTCAGCAGTTTGCAGATACATACTTCTTAGCAGGCGCATTGCAAATTGATGGTGCAGACCAAGAAGCTACACTTAATGCTTATGAATATATGATATTCTTAGCAAGTGACATTGCACAGAATAATATCAATAGCCCAGGTGTATTACAAACAGAAATACTTCCTAAGTTTAGAGACACAGATGTACAGATTATTGGCGATGCTAGTTCAGCAGCAAGAGTTGATGCATTAATTCGTCAAGTAATAACTATAGTAGAGTCAAATGGGTTAGAAGCAACTTATCCACAGCTTACTGTTACTGATATTACATCCAATGTTATGACAGTATCAGAGAACCATAATCTTACATTAGGTGACGAAGTAAGACCAAATGGTCCATTTAATCAACTTGGTGATTCAACTATATATTATGTTAAATCAATTCCTAGTGCAACTGAATTTACGCTTTCAGCGTTCTTTAATGGTTCTGAAGTTTCATTAGACGATGACGCTGAGCCAACTGGCACAATGTTAGTTCTTAGAAACAATCCAGTAATTGATACACTTAACTCAACACTGAAGCAACAAGCATCTAACTTGTCAGGTTCTATAAGCTCTATTAAGACTAGTATATCAGAATATATTGAAACTAACTATCCGACACTAGAGTATGATACTGTAAAATGTGAACGTGATGTTGGTCTAATTGTTGATGCAATTATTTGGGATTTATTACTTGATAGTAATTATCGCACTATTATTGCAGCAATAGCTTACTATAGAGGCGCACAAGCTGATCTAGTATTAGGTCCACAAAAGACTGCTACTGTACAATCATATAGAGAGCTTAAAAATGTTATTGCTTCATTCCTAGCAAATGTTAGTATAGGAACTGGTAGTAATATTGTTAATCCTAAAAAACGTGCAAATGCATTAATGGATATTATTATTAATATCTTAGACAAGGGTGATGGTGATAGTCCGGAAATTACAGGAACAGTTACGTACAACAACGACACTCAGACAATTAACGGTGTTGATATTCTTAAAGCAAACAGCAACTTCCTTGCTAACGAAGCAACAGCATGGGTGTCAACTAACTTTGGAGGAACTGTAGACATCATTAATAATGGTGATACAATACAAACAGTTGGAGTTCATAACTTTATAGTTAATGATCCTATTGTTGTAGAAGCAGGCGTTGCTGACTTAGTAGCTGGAACTACTTACTATGTTGTAGAAGTAGTTGATGCACTATCATTTAAAATAGCAACCACAGTCGGCGGAGATGTTTTAAGCATTGGTGGCGCAGTAGTTGGTACACCTACAGTATCTTATAACTTTGACGAAGTTGCATGTCGTAGAGATATGGAACGTTACATTGAAGCAGTTGTTTACGACTTACAATATCCAGGAAACTTTAAAGCACTACGTGCAGCAGAGTTGTACCTAAATGCAGTAAACGGTTCAGAACGTTCAGATATGTATCGTGTACGTAACTCAACTGGTGTGCGTAACCAAACATTAAACGGTCTAAGAGGCAACTTGTCAGAACTAAATGAGTACGGAACAAGACGTCCTACAGCAGGTGCATATGTAGCACTTGATCCAGGATTTGGACCAAACGATACAGAGGCATGGATTACTAATAAATCACCATATATCCAAAACGTAACTACATTTGGTGTAGGCTGTGTTGGTAATAAGATTGATGGTGCTCTACACAGTGGTGGTAACCGTTCAATGGTATCCAACGACTTTACACAAGTACTATCAGATGGTATTGGTGTATGGTGTAGTGGTAACAACTCACTAACAGAACTTGTTTCAGTGTTCGCATACTATAACTATTCTGGTTATATTGCAGACTATGGTGCAAGAATACGTGCTACTAACGGTAACAGCTCATATGGTACATATGGTGTTATTGCTGAAGGTACTGACACTGGTGAGATTCCGTTATTCTGTGAAGTAGATAACCTTTCAAATGATGCATATGCTGGCGATGTTCTTACAACTGGCGAAAGCGTACTACGCTTTGAGTTTGATAATGCAGGTGTAGGATATACTAATGCACAGTATGCAATCAGCGGCGATGGATTTAATGCAGCAGTAATTGCAGACGAATTTAGAGATAGCGGTATCTTTGAAACACGTCTAATTGACCTAGACGACGGTAACGGAGTTGGCGGCGACGATTATGTAACTGCTAAAAACGTTGCACAGGGCGGTGATTTAATTACCTTACAACTTGCTGCTACTGATACAGCATTAGCAAATGCTTATAACGGTATGCACGCTCAAGTTACAGCAGGTACTGGTACAGGTCAATATGCTAAGATACTATCGTTTAGTAACGGTACTAAAGTTGCAAGAGTGTACAAAGACAGCTTTGAAAACTTAACTGTAACCGCAACAAGTGCGACTGGTAACGTATTAACTGTGGCAGATACACATTCGTTATATGTTGATATGCCAATATATCTAAGTGATGATATTGGTGGATTAACAGGTGCTATAGTAGCATATTATGTAACTGCAATACCTAGTGGTACAACATTTACTGTAAGTACTAGTGAAGGTGGTGCTGATGTAACATTAACTAATGAAACTAAAGATGTTACACTTTATGCAGCAGGTTGGGATCATTGTGTTCCAGGCACACCGATTGCAGTAGAACTAGACCTAACAACAGGTTATACAATTGAGCCTAGCATCACATATACTGCTCCAGGAACAACTACCGCAGTAGACCCTACTGGTATAGGAACAAGTCCTGTTAGAACAGCAGCGTTTGCAGACGGTAAGTTTGTTGCACTAGAAAACGGCGGCACATCTACATTCTACTCAACAGACAGTATTGTTTGGGAGTTCGGTGGTGATGCACCAAGTGCTAACTGGGTTGATGTAGCGTTTGGCGGAGGTCAAGGCGCAACAGCAAGAGCAATAGTTGGCGGCTTAGGTGGCTCAGGTGCAGTACTTGAAGCAGAACTAGGTGAACTAAACAGTATTGGTTTACCAGGTCCTACACAGGTTGCACGTATTAATATTATTAATGGTGGCCAAGGTTACACAAGTCCTCCAACAATTACATTAAGTTCAGAATCAGGTAATGCTGCAACTGCAATATGTACAGTACTAAATGGTGTAATACAAGAAGTAATTGTAACAACAACAGGTGCAGGATATAGCAGTGCTCCGACAATTACAGTTGAAACAGATAAAGTTACTAAGTTAATTGTAGACACATTTGGCTCAGGATACTTAACTGCTCCAACAGTTACTATAAGTGGAGGTGGTGCATCTTCGCAAGCAGAAGTAATACCTACAATGGATAACAATGGTGTTGTAGCACTTGAGTTTGCATTAGACGGTGACGATCTACCAATAGTTGGAGCAGGATACACAAGTGATCCGATCGTAACTATTACAGATCCAAGTGCTAAATTTGTAGCAATTGCAAATGGTTCAACTTCAAATGCAAACTTGCTATTAAGTGATGCTGATACTGATAACTGGAATGTAGGTACTGCATTACCAAATACTACTTTTGCAGCATTGACATATGGCAATGGTACATTTGTAGCAGTTGGCGGAACAGGCGGCGCTGGCAGTGCTGCAACATCAACAGATGGTGCTTCGTGGGTATCACGTACAACACCTAGCTTAGGTGCAGGATCATTAACAGGAGTTGCTTACGGTGCTGGGTTCTATGTTGCAATTAACGGCGGCGGAAACGAAACACTAGTAAGTTCAAACGGTATTGTTTGGGTAGCAGGCGGTGATTTACCAGCTACAGCAGTCTGGACAAGCATTGCATACGGCAACGGACGCTTTGTTGCAATTGCAAGTGGCGGTAGAGACGTAGCAATAAGTTACGACAAAGGCGTTACTTGGGTTGAATCACCTGCAGGATTACCAGGAATTGAAACTTGGTCTACAGTTAAATATGGACAAGGTTTGTTTATGGCTGTAGCAGAAGGTTCTGATATTTTTGCAACATCACAAGATGGTTTAACTTGGGCTAAACACTCAATTACAACCGGTGACTGGCATGCCCTTGCATTTGGTAGCGTTAATAATATGCCAATGTGGATATCATTAACAAACGATGCTGCAACAGATACAGCATCAATTAAAACAGGTGCTAAGACAATAGGTAGATTGACAGAAACAGACGGTTCTGTTAACCAAACTAGAATCATTGAACCTGGGTCAGGATATCCAAAAGGTACAGTAGCTAGCACAACAGCAGCAAATACTATTACTGTTGATTCAACTGATAATATGATTATAGGACAGCAAATTAAATTTGCTGGAGTTACAACATCTGGATTGCTTGATGAGTCATTGTACTACATTAATACAATACCAGACGGTACTACAATTACTGTAAGTCTAATTGCTAACAGTGGTACACCAGTAGTTGTTGAAACAGCAACATTTACAGGAGCGACATTTAGAACAGGACCAATTGTAACTATTACAGATCCTAACTCAACTTTAGCTGCACCAGTAGATGCAAGACAAGGCGACGGCGTATTAGCTAACCCAAGTTTCACTAACAGAGGTACAGGATATCAAACTGCTACTACTGAACTTAGTGGCGATGGCGCAGCTAACTTATTCCAAGCAAGTACGTTTATTGCTGTTAAAGGATTGTTTGACTTACCTGAGCCTGGCTCAAACGTTGAGTTTAGCGATCGTCCAGGAACATTCTATAAGCTAGTTGCTATTAGTAATGTACTTGGCGACAATGGTGATTACAATGCAACATTCCAGCTAAGTCCGGGACTAACAACATTAGTTGCACCACTTGACGGTACATTGATTACTACAACTAACAAGTATTCACAAGTACGTCTAACAGGACATGACTTCTTGTACATTGGTACAGGTAACCAAGCAGACACTAACTATCCATATGTGGATATTACTACTGCACTGCAAGAAAGACAACAGTTAGCAAGTAACGGCGGACGAGTGTTCTTTACAAGTACTGACCAAGATGGTAACTTTAACGTTGGTGGATTGTTCGGTGTTCAACAGAGTACTGGTACAGCGACATTGGATGCAGATGCGTTCAACTTAGCAGGTCTACAGAGCTTGCAGCTTAACGGTATTGGACTTGGTATTGGTTCAGCTATTATTACACAGTTCAGTACAGACCCGTTCTTTACTGCAAACAGTGATAGTGTTGTACCAACGCAACGTGCAATTAAGGCTTACATTACTGCACAGATTGGTGGTGGTCAGTCTAGCTTGAACGTTAACACACTAACAGCAGGTACAGTATTCATTGCAAACGATGAAATTACTACTACCAGTGGCGGACAGCTAAATATTAAAGCAAAAATGAACTTTACTGGCGGGATCGACGGTGCACCTGTAGCACTAGGATTCTTCTTAGCAAGATAACAACGGAGAAAAGAAATGGCAACAGGAAGACTAGGTAACGTAGATATACCTGCAACAACAAATACAACAGCATACACAGTACCGGTAGGTAGTTATGCTGTTGCAAATATCTCATTAACTAATAGGAATCAAACTTCTATTAACTTGCGTGTAGCAATGGCAACAACTGCTACACCTGCAGATTCCGAATGGATTGAATACGATACGGTTCTTATTCCAAATGGTGTTTTTGAACGTACAGGACTTGTGATGCAAGGCGGACTAAATATAGTAGTATATACAAGTAATGCAAACGTCGGGTGTACTGTTTACGGCATTGAAACATCTACTACATAAGAATTACAGGGGAAAGAAAAAGATATGGCACGTTATAATACAGCACCGCAAACACTAGTTGTTACCGGCGAGCAAACATTTACTTACGCATTCACTGGGGGAATTATTTCTTTAACTGGTACTAGTGGTTATACTGTAACGATGGTAAGTCCGGTGTTTTTCCCTGGTAGCAGACAGACATTTTACAACGCAACAGACGATTTTTGTACGATTGCTACAGCCGCAGGAGTAATTACTGGTAACGGTGTTACAATTGGTACAACAATTGAAATCCCAACAAACTCCACGTATGTAATGACATCTGATGGTACAAATTATGTTCTAACAAGCGCACTAGCAGGTACTACTGAGTTCTTACTACCAGTGCATTTTGAAGATTTGTTAGATGCAAATGGTAAAGTTGAATTAAATCCGTTAGATGAAAATGTTGAAATTAAGCCTACAGGATCTGGCTTAGTTGACATTAGCCCGCAAAGTTCAGTTTCAATACAGCCAGGTGCATCAGCTACAATTAGGCCAACTGGTAACTTGATATTAAGTTCTAGTTCAGGTACAGTTACACTAGGTGATGCAGGTAAGTCAACTAGTTTTCCAGGTAACATTGATTTTACAGCAAACAATCAAACAGTTAACCTAAGTCCAGTAGGAACATCATCAGCAGTAACAATTGACCCTGAAGGAAATACAGTTATCGGTGCTGGCGGCGTATTAACTATTAGTTCAGATACACTTGGCAGTTTAAATAATGTTGCAATTGGTGCAACAACTCCAGCAACGGCTAGAGTTACAGGTTTAACTGGTACTGCTACTGCTAATTTTACAGCAGGTGCAGCATCAACTAGTACAACTTCTGGTAGTGTTATTGTAACAGGCGGCTTAGGTGTGAGCGGTCGCATAAATGCAGCAGACTTTACAGGAACAGTTGGTGCAAATACTCGTTCTTCAGGTGCATTTACTTCATTAACTGCAAACGGTGCTACTACATTTACAGCTAACACTGCATCAACTAACACTACAACTGGTACACTTGTTGTAACAGGAGGTTTAGGTGTAAGCGGAACAATCCATGGAGGCAGTATTCAAAATACTGCAATTGGTACTAGTACTAGAGCAGCAGGTGCATTTACAACTCTAGCAGCTAACTCAACTGCAACCTTTACAGCAACTACAGAAGCAAGTAGTGTAGATACAGGCGCAGTACAAATTGACGGCGGCGTAGGCATTAACAAGAGAGTTTATTCAGGAGGCGGTTTCCAAGGTGCAATTGGTAATGTTTCACGTAGTACAGGTCAGTTTACAACACTAGATGCTAACTCAACAGTTACACTAAGCCCAGGAGCTAACGTAACAATTAGTCCAAGTGGTTCAGGTACAGTTACACTAGCACCAGCAGGCGGTGGCTCAATTAACAATATGTCAATTGGTGCAACTACACGAAGCACAGGTCAATTTACTAGTCTCGATGTTAGTGGTAACTTAGATGTTGCACGTTACATTAGACACACAGGTGACACTAATACGTATCTTGATTTTGAAGGCGATACTATTAGCATTTACGTAGGCGGAAGCCGCGAAGTAACTGTTGACGGTACTGGTGTACGTTTAGGTGACACTGGTAACGGTTATTTCCAACCAGTAAGCGGCGACTACGGATCAATTCAAATTGATAACGGCGCACACAACGGCTGGGAAGGTTATAGCATTGGTGGTCGTGCTGTGTTTATGCATGATAATTCAAACCGCATGGGATTATATGATGATACAAATAATGAATGGGGCATGTACTATGACTTTAACGGCGCTGCCACTTTAACTCACAACGGTGCAACTAAACTATCTACATTTAGCGGTGGTACAGACATAACCGGACAGTTAAGAGCAACTCAACAAGTTATTGCTTACTACTCAGATGCAAGATTAAAAGACGTTAAAGGGAACATAGAAAACGCATTAGATAAATTAGAGTCGTTGAATGGTGTACTTTATACTCAAAATGCTAAAGCGGAAGAATTTGGTTACAATGACTATTCAATGCAAACAGGCTTACTAGCACAAGAAGTACAAAAAGTGCTACCAGAAGTGATTGTACCAGCACCGTTTGATACTGGCGACAACGGCGAAAGCATATCAGGAGAAAATTATATGACTATCCAATACGATAGAATGATTCCTTTACTTGTAGAAGCAATTAAAGATCTATCAAAACAAGTAAAAGATTTAAAGGAAGGGAGATTATAAAAAATGGCAACCGAGATTAATAACGTTGGTGTTAAATTTCCTGATAACACAACACAGGAAACTTTAATTCAATATAACGAATTTTACGTGTACAATGGTAACCATTGGAACGTAACTAATGGAGGTAGATGCTGTCTTTGGACAGTTCCAACAGGAACTACTTCTATCAAATTTGAGCTACTGTCAGGCGGCGGCCCAGGTGGCGCATCTGGTGGTGACTATGACTTTGGTGTAGGCGGCGCAGGCGGCAACTATACATCTAAAGTATTAAGAAAGTCAGCAGGCAACTTTGTTGCAGGCTGTTCGTACAGAATCTGTGCAGCTGGAACATCAAGTTGTAGCTGCTGCTGCCGTTGTGGTGTAAATTGTAGACATGGCTGTAAGTCCTTTGTTCAGGGTTCAGGGTTATCTAACTTCTGTGCTCAAGGCGGTATGGGCGGTTCAACTCCATATGACGTAAATAGTAACTGCTATAACTGTTTTATTGGTAACACACAGTGTGACAAAGGACATTATAACGCAGGTTGGATGAACTGTTATTGTAACTCAGCTACATTTGGCGGTGACATTGAATTTAGAGGAACATCTGGTTCAATGAACAGACAATATAACTGTTGTGCTGATACATTCAGTGTTGCAGGATCACCAACAGGCCCATTTGCAACTAGTGGCGGTGTTAGTGGTAAACACTGGTGTACAGGTAACTTAGCTTGCTGTTCAGCACACTCAGTATTCCCAGGAGGCGGCGGCCCAGGCCACGGCATCGGATCATCGAGTGCATGTTGGGGTAGTTGGGGTGCCGGCGGATTAGTTAAAGTAACTTACAGTTAAGGAGAGCATAGATGTCAAAAATTTTAACATATCCAATACCAGACTTAATGTATTCAACTAGTAGAGATCTAGGAAAAACAAGTACGCAAGAATACATAGGGCCGGAAAAACTTATTCTTTATCTTGAAAAAGATGACGGTAGAATTGTAGAAACTTGGGCTCCAGAAGATGACGAGCCTCCAATTGAAGCACTTGCAGTTAATCTTGAAAGAGTTGAATTCATTCCTGAAACAGATGAAGACTACATAAAAATTATGATTCTACATTCTCATTGGGAACCAAAGATGTATGAAGTTATAGTAGGTCCAGAAGACGATCCTAATGTTGTTGTTGCAGATCCTACAGATGTTATAATGGTATTTGATGAAACTGCAATAGTTGAAGATTATAAAGCACCACTTAAATTCTTAGAATATACTAGAGACAGAAGCGACGAGTTTATTAGAGACGTTAGAAATAGTATGTTATCTGAAAGCGACGGAAGAATTGCTGAAGACATGCCAGAAAGTGTAAAAGCAGCCTGGGTAACGTATAGACAAAAACTAAGAGATTTACCTGACAGGTGGGCCGATGTACCTAATCACTTAATTAGATTTCCACTAAGCCCTGATCAAACAGTTGATATAGAATTCGAAAACCCGGAAGTAAAGGTTATTAGAGTTGAAGAAAGAACTGCTGCTGATCAAGCAGCGTTAGATCAACTACCATCAGCATGTAGGTAACAACTTAAAAAGGTCTGGCAACAGGCCTTTTTTTCTGACCTGTAAGCCAGTACCGAATACAGTAATAGAGCGCCATAATAAATATTGTAAACTTAACATAAGAGGATACAGTATTAATGAAAAAAGCATTCTTTATTAACGGAGGCGCAGGAAGAGTATTGTGCGCAATCCCGGCCTTAGAACATTACATAAAAAATGTTGATCCAACGGCAGTAATTATTGTTGAAGGATGGGTAGAATTATGCTTATTAAATAAAACAATTATGCATAATGTATATCCTGCAGATCATCCAAATCTTTTTGAAAAATTAAAAGATCGAGAAGTTATTTCTCCAGAGCCATATCGGCTAAATGCATATTTTAATCAAAGATGTAATCTTGCACAAGCATTTGATATGTTAATTAATTATGATTTACCTCCAGAAGAAATTCCTGCTACTAAAGAATTTAATATTTTTATTAGTAAGGCAGATAACTTAGCAGCACAAAATCTTGTTAGTGAAGCAAAGAAGCATACTAAAAAAGATAAAATAGTAGTGTTCCAACCATTTGGCTCGGCAGCAAAAGTTGAAGGAAATTATATTATTGACGAAAGCGGAAGATCGTTTGAAGTTGAAGATATTTTAAAAATAATTGAAGAATTAAACAAACAATATGCTGTAATTATGATGGGAGATATTAAACTACCACTGCAAAGTCCAGTTGGTATTATTGTTCCTGAGCAAATAAATTTGCTACAATGGGCTGCAATTATTAATGCATCTGATTACTTTTTGGGTTGCGACAGTGTAGGTCAGCATCTTGCACATGCTGTAGAAAAACCTAGTACAGTAGTTATCGGTAGTACATTCCCTGAGAATACGT